AAGAATATATTAATTGAGTATGAACAGATACTTGATACATATATACAACCCAGATTTATAAAGGTAGTAAAATGAGTATAGTAAAAATAAAGTGTCATACTAAAGAAGATGGCTCAATTAGTGTAAAGATAAAAGGTGAATGCTCTTTTGAAGAATTAAAAGCTACAACTGGGTATATGATGGCTTCAATAGTAGCTAATGAAGATATAGAAGCCTTAGATGAGATAGTAGCTAATATAAAGAAAGGAATTGAAGATGAAAGTTAAGTTATTAAATTATACACCTTTAGAAGTGGCAGATATAGCTATTTCAAAGTGTTATGATAAGCCAGTATACAAAGAGTTAGTTAAGCAACAAAGTAGAATTAACAAAGTAGCTAATGTTTCTAAACATAGTTCTACTATTGAGCATTTGAACTATAGTTTCGATATAGATGGAATAAGTAGAGCGGTATTGCAAGAATTAGCAAGGCATAGAATTGCTAGTTATACAGTTAAATCTACTAGATATACTCTTAAAGAGTTGAAAGCTGAAGAACCTTTTTATGATGAAGAGAAAGATATATTCTTTAATGGATGGGAGGAAGCTTCTACTAGAGCCAAAGAGTATTTAGTTTTTACAGATATTGAACTAGTAGATAGAGCTAGTGTACACGCATTAGACTTATTAAGGAATTGTATATCTAAAGGTATACCCAATGATATAGCTAAGTATTGTCTACCTGAAGCATATAAGACTGCATTGGTTATGACTATTAATGCAAGAAGTTTACAGAACTTAATATCTCTTAGAACTGATAAACACGCTTTATGGGAAATACAAGGTTTAGCAAGAGCTATGTATGAAGAAATACCTGAAGAGCATAAGTTCTTATTTGAAGGGTTATGTAAATGACAACTAAAGAAAAGAAAAAACTAAGAAAGAAAAGAAAAGCTAGATTGGATCAACAAAATGGTTAAAATAGATAATAGTAAATCAGAAGGAGTTGGTAGTTTTTCAAGAAAACTATTAGAGGCTCATTATACAAAACCAAATGAGACTATACAACAAGCATTTGCAAGAGCAGCTACTTGTTATAGTAGAGGAGATGAAGAGTTTGCCCAAAGAATATATAACTATGTTAGTGATGGGTGGTTTATGTTCTCAAGCCCAGTACTAAGTAATGCAGTTAATCCAGGAGAAAAAGTTAAAGGTTTACCTATTAGTTGTTTCTTAACATATGTACCTAATACTATTGATGGGTTATGTGAACACTCTACTGAGGTTAGAAAACTATCAGTAAGAGGTGGAGGTGTTGGAGGTCATTGGTCTGATGTTGAAAGTTTAAGTGAAAAGACTCCAGGTCCTTTAGGGTTCCAACATACAATAGATGCTGATATGACTGTATATAAACAAGGTTCAACAAGAAGAGGTTCTTATGCTTCATATATGGATATTTCACACCCAGATATTATAGAATTTATTAAAATGAGAATACCTTCGGGGGATCTAAATAGAAAGAATCTAAACTTACATCACGGTGTTAATATTTCTGATAGTTTCTTGAATGCAGTTGACTATGATTTAGATTGGCAACTAATAGACCCAAGAGAAGGTAAAGTAACAGATACAGTAAAAGCTAGATATTTATGGGAAACTATACTAGAAACTAGATTTAGGTCAGGTGAACCTTATATTAACTATCTTGATGAAGCTAATAGAAGATTACCTGGTAAGTTTAAATTTAAAGGTTTAAGTATTAAAGGTTCTAACTTATGTAATGAGATTCACTTAGTTACTGATGAGAAAAGAACTGCTGTATGTTGTTTATCAAGTGTTAACTTAGTTAAATATGATGAGTGGAAAGATACTAATATGGTACAAGATCTTATTAGGTTATTAGATAATGTATTACAGTTCTTTATAGATAATGCACCTAAAGCTTTAAAGAAAGCTATTAAATCTGCTAGAGAAGAAAGATCATTAGGTTTAGGGGCATTAGGTTTCCACGATTATTTACAAGATAGAATGATACCTTGGGAATCTTCATTAGCCATATCAGCCAATAGATCTATTTTTAGTCATATTAAAAGTGAGGCCTTAAAATCTACAAAAGAACTATTTAAACAGTATGGTGGTTGTAAATTTGCTCCTAATGGACATAATAATGCTCACCTATTAGCTATTGCCCCAAATGCAAATAGTTCTATAATTGCTGAGGCCCAGGCTTCTATTGAACCTAGGGCTTCAAATTGTTATACTCATAAAACTAGAGTAGGTAGTCACCTAGTTAAGAATAAAGCATTAGGTAAAATAATTAAAGAAAAGTATTCAGGTTTAGAAGAAGAGATATGGAAAGCTATATTAAATAATGAGGGTAGTATACAAGAATTAGATTACTTCACTAAGGAAGAAAAAGAAGTATTTAAAACTGCTGATGAATTAGATCAAAGATGGGTAGTTGATATGGCTAGGTCTAGACAAGAATTTATATGTCAAGGTCAAAGTGTCAATCTATTCTTTCCTCCTGGAACTGATAAGGAATACTTACAAGCTGTACATAGAAGAGCTTTTAGTAATGACGGGGGATTTAGACCATTAAAAGGTGTTTACTATCTAAGAACAAGCAGTGGTAGAAAAACTGAAAAGGTGGCTTTAAAGGCTCAAAGAGAAGCACTAAAAGATGGTGTTGAAAATGAATGTTTAGCTTGTGAAGGATAAGAGAATGGATAGTATATATAAACCTAGTAAAATCTATAAGCCTATGAAATATCAATGGGCTGAGGATTATAGACAAGAATCAGAACAAATGCACTGGGTAACTGATGAGGTAGATTTTAACCAAGACTTAGTTGATTTTAGAGAGAAACTAACTGATAATGAGAGAGAGTATGTTAAATCCATATTAAGTATTTTTACTCAATCTGATTTTGCTGTAGGTAACTATTACTTAGATTACCTACTACCAAAGATTAAAAATAATGAGATAAGAGGTATGTTATCTAGTTTTAATAATAGGGAATGGGAACATCAAAGAGGATATGCTCAGTTAAATGAATCTTTAGGTTTACCTGAGAGTTATTATACCGACTTCTTAAAACACACAGCTACTTTAGATAAGTGGGATTTTTATACTAATAATGAAAATACTAAAAGTAATTTTGGTCACTCAATAGCTAAACAAGTATTAACAGAAGGCATAGCATTATTTGGGGCTTTTATTATGTTAAAGAATTTTGAGAGGCACGGATTACTAATGGGTACTTGTAAGATTAATGAGTGGAGTCTAAAAGATGAGACACTACACGTTGAAGGTAATGCTAAACTATTTAAAATATGGGCTTATGAGAACCCATCAGAAATATCTAATTCTTTTAAGAAGGTTATATATGATATGACTAGAGAAGTAGTTAAGCTTGAATGTAACTTCATTGATTTTGCTTTTAATAATAATAGCCTTAGGGATTTAGGTAAAGAAGAAGTTAAACAGTATATAAAATATATAGCTAATAGAAGACTAATTCAACTAGGCCTCAAAGAAGAGTATGATATTAAAGAAAATCCCTTACCTTGGTTTGATGAGCTAACTAATGGTTCTAGCTTACAGAATTTCTTTGAAGGTAAATCTGCTGATTATGATATTGCAGGATTAAAAGGAGAATATACTTATGGCAACTGAACAACAAATACAAAAGAAAATAATAAAGCACCTTGAATCAAGAGGGTGTTATATTGTAAAGGTTATATCAGCTAGTAAAGCTGGTGTACCTGATATTATAGGTTGTTATAATGGACAATTTATAGGTATAGAAGTTAAGACACCAGCTACTAAAACTAATGTATCTCCATTACAGAGATACAATTTAGATATTATAGAAGAAGCTGGTGGTAAGAGTATTGTTGCTTGGGAAGTATCTCAAGTTGAAGAATTTTTAGATTTATTATAAAGGATAAGAAATGGATAATCAGCACAAGAAAATTAAAGGCTATAGAGATTTATCACAAGAAGAGATAAACTTAATGAATGAGGCTAAAGAATTAGCAGAGAAAGTCGGTGAGTTAGTTACTAAGATAAATATGAGTTCTGAAACAGATAAAAGGTGGGCTAGTATAGGACAAACTGATTTACAGAAAGGTTTTATGTCTTTAATAAGAGCAGTAGCACAGCCTACTACATTTTAGAAAGGATAAGAAATGTTAAGTATTACAGATGGTATAGTTATTATATTATTAGCAGTTATAATTAGTGCTACAATAAGAGGTATCAGAAAATGATGTCTAGAGAAGAGTTAAATGAAGCTAACATACAGATACCACAAGCTATACAATATTTGGTTAAGACTTCTACTAATCTGTTAGCACATATAGCAGAGTTAGAAGAAGAAAGGGATATATATAAAGCTAAGTATAGAAACGAGGTAGATTTAAGACAAAGGATAAGTAATGATAAAGCCTTACCAACATCAGATAGATAAAGCAAAAGAGTGTGAATCAATACTAAAAGAAAAAGGATATGTTTACTTAGCAGGTAAACCAAGAAGTGGGAAAACTCTCACTTCTATCCTTATTGCGGAATCTTGTAATATTACTAATGTATTAGTACTTACCAAGAAGGCAGCAATACCAGGTTGGTCTAAATTCATAGATAATATGAAACTTAAACATAAGTATACAGTTACTAATTATGAACAAGTAGGTAAATGGGATAATACAAAAAGAAAAGCTATCCTTAAGCTTAATCCTAAAGATTATCAATTAGTTATTATAGATGAATCCCATAATTTAGGTACAGTAGGTAAGCCCTCAGGTAGGTATAAAACAATTAAATCATTATGTTATAAATTACCTCATATTCATTTAAGCGGTACTGCTATTGTTGAAAGTCCTAATAGTATATATCATCAAATGAGTATATCTAAATTTAATCCATTTAAGTATAAAAACTTTTATGACTTCTTTAGGAGGTATGGGTTACCTTATTACATTAAAGCAGGCGGTAGGGATATAGCACAATATGATAGATATAAACCTGAATTACTAAATGAGATAGATAAGTTCACCACCTATATGACTCAAGAAGATGCAGGTATTGATAGTAGTGTTCAGGCTGTAGATAAGATACATTATGTTGAGTTAGAACCCAGTACTAAGAAGCTATATAATACACTACAAGAAGATAATATAGCTAAGATTAAATTAGGTATGTTTGCTGGTAGTAGAGTTATCGAAGGAAGACCTCCAATAAGTAAACTAACAGGTAGAATAACAACCAATCCAGACAACTGGGTAGATGAACCAGAAGAACTTAGCTTAGTATGTGATACAGTTATGAAACTAAGAACATCATTGCATATGCTAGAATCAGGTGTAGCTAAGATAGATGATGAATATATAGAATTAGGAAATTTAGAAAAGGTAGAATATGTTAAAGAAACATTTGGAGATACTAAGGGTGTTGGTATTATGTGTCATTTTATCGGTGAGCGTAAATTATTGGAGAGGCACTTCAAGAATGCTACTATCTATAGTTCGTCTGCACACGCAGAGGGTGTCGATTTATCGCATCTTGAATCTTTCGTTATTATGTCATCGGACTATAGCGGAAGTAAATTTATACAAAGAAGAGATAGAATAGTTAATATAAATGGAAGTAATACCACTGTAGTTAATCACATATTAGTTAAAGGAGGTATATCTGAACAGGTATATAAGAAAGTTAGTAAGAAAGAAGATTTCAATAATTCAACTTATGTTAGAAGAGCTATATAGCTCTTCTATTTAGATATCAATTTTATCTTTAATAAACATTTCTAATAATTCACTAACTTCTTCTTTATCTAATGTCATACCAGTTTCTCTTTTAAGTTCATTCATAAACCTATTAGTTTCAGTTTCAATAGTTTGTGCTACTTCACTAGCTCTTTGATTTGAATCTAATGATTTAAGTCTATTTGCCATACCTTTAGTTATATCATTTAATCTTTTACTTTCCATCATATCGTGTATCTTACTAGCCATTCTATCATATTGACCATCTACACTACTTGAATTAGATGAAGTAACTCCAATAGCTTTATAGCCTGATTCTCTTTCTATCGCAGAATCAATAAACTTATTAATAAGAGCATCTTGTCTTTCTTTAAGTGTTACTGTGCTCATAGAATCACCTACTGTTCCCGATTCAGTGCCATATAAAGGTTTAGTATTAACATCCCCAGTCTGTCTCATATTCTCTTTATATATTAGTTGTTTAATTTCTTCATTCTTTCTTGTTAAAGGTTCTACTAATTCTCTAGGTAGTGTTTTATCTTTTACTAATTCGTTTACAAACAAAGCTGGGTCTTCTGTATTTCTAATTGATTTTTTAATTGCATTAGTTATCTTAATATCTTTATATCTACTTCTATTAAATATAGGTGATAATAAATCTAATACTTCACCTAATATCTTACTCATTGCTCCTAAGGCGTGAGTAGGATTACTACCGCTAGGTAGAATTGTACTACCTAAATCCTTACTATTCTTAAACTTAGTTTCAAATTCTTTAAGAATAGGTATAGCCGTATCTATATTCTTTGAATGTAAACCATCATCTTTCAAATCAGCAACAACTTTAGCCCAATCAGTTGCATAGTCACCTTTAGTATTTTTATTTAATATCTTACCAAATTTATAGTTATTTATGGTTTCACTATATTTAGCTATTTCTTTTCTCATTAAGTTTAAATCATTAACATCAGTAACCGAACCATTGATAAAACCATCTACCTTACTCTTTATATTAGTAAGCATTTCTTTAGATTTATGTGATTTCTTTATAGATGATTTATTTAACATAGCATTTATGTTTTCTCTTATGTCAATGGCAGTACCAGGAGTTATTGAACCTTGAAGGTCTAATTTAATCTGCTTAACGGCAGTACCTAAACCTGAGGGGTCAGTGGCATACACATCAGCTAACTCATCTAAACCATTAGTTAATTCATCTGTTGGTAAAACTGTCTTATTATTAGCATCTATAGTATCTCTCATACTTCTATATGTTGTACCAGCATCTAATAAATCAGCTTCACTTTGAGTGAATGGAGTTATCTTATCTAATTTAAACTCTTCTCTTTTACCTAATGCAGTAGCTAATCTACTATCACTTTCTACAGCTTTATTAAAATAGTTTTTAAATAATATGTTTCTTTCTGCTAATGTTATAGCTTGTTCACTTTTAGGTATACCATATAATATGTCTTCAGCTTCTCTTACACTCATACGATTCTGGTCTAAGTTTAACATAATCTCAGCTTCTCTTGACAACCTACCATCAGAATTCACCCTAGATAATTTGTCAAATATAGCTTCTGCAGCCTTACCACCAGCATATGATAATGTAGAATTAATAGCTGCATCTGTATATGTTCCACCTTCTCCTAATGTCTGTGCTCCTATTTGTGCACTAGCCCCAGCTAAACTTGTAGGAGCCAATGTAGTAGCACCTAAGATATCACCGGTCATTTTAGTACCACTGCTAAGTGAATCAGTTACATTCTTAACCTTAGATATAGCTTCATCAGCCTTAAGATCTAATCCTGTAATATCTTCAGCTATTTTGTTTAAACCTGCCCCTGAAGCTAATATAGCATTACCCGTAGCTGTAATCGGATTATCTACTGTACTATCTAAATATGTTAATTCTCTTTGACTAGTCATCCCCTCTCTAAGGTTTTTCTGTCTTAGTGCTTCCGAGCCATGGGCAAACTCATATAATCTATCTAATATTCCTTTGTCTTTAACAGTTTCTTGTTCTTTAGGTTCTTCAACCACCTCAGCCATATCCCAGTTTAATTCATTAGAGGCTTGAGTGGTTTCTTCAACTACCTCAGCCATATCCCAATTTAGTTCCATTTTATCTTCCTAACATTTGATTTTGTGCTTGAGCCCCTGACATTTGACCGTCTAATTGACCTTGTTGCATAGCTTGTTGTTGTTGAGGATTAAGCATCTGTGAAGTCTCTTCTAATATCTTAGATATCTCAGGACTATATTTAGACTTAACATTCTTAACACTTAAAGCACCAGCTTTAAAGTATCCTGATGGATTTACTTGACTTAACATCTGACCCATAGCCCCATTTATAAATTGCTCTAACATTAGTTGATTCTTTTCATCATCTTCATTAAAGTTTACTGAGTCTATTTCTATATCAGCTTTAGTAAAAGATATATCAGAATCTTGTGTTGGTATAGGCGCCATTACTATACTACCAGCTTCATCAGTAACTGGTTCATTGTTACTAGGGTCTAATACTTCCTCAAATACCATTCTCATTTCTGGTTGCCCGGTATTAGGGTCTATTCTACCAGTAGGAATCTGTAATGGTGTATTTAGTTCTACAAACTTATTTCCTTGATATGTATCACTAACTCTAATAATATCAGTAGCTGTAAAGTATTGCTTAATTAGATTAACAACATCCCAACCTAATAATCTATAGAAATGTTCAATCTTAGAAGTACTATACCTCTGAGCAACTGCACTAGCATTTTGTTGCAGCTTAACTTTAGATCCACTATCACTTGCATATGCCATACCTAAGAAACTATCATTAATAGATAATACTCTTTGTACTCTTTCTAATGCTTTATCTATAATAACATATTGGTCACGAACCTCATTACTAAGACTAACTATCTGTATACCTTGTAAGTCTTTAACTGGTATAATAGCATTAACCCTATTAAACTGGTCAGTAAAAGCATCTAAGTCTTCAACTGCACCTGACTCCACAAATGCTTTCTGTGTATTAACCATTAGTTGTATCTTAATAATTGCCTGATTAATAGCATTTTGAGTTTCCATTACTTCTCTAAATAATCCATAGAACTCAGTTTTATTTGATGTATTTAGTTTCTGTAACCTATAAGGATTTTTAACTTCTTTATGAGTTATCTCTTTTCTATCTAATTCAACATCACCTGACCAAAATACTGACCAAGTCTTACCTTCATCATCTTCTATGATAGAATGCACAACTAAGTAATTATCAAACTTTTTATATTTACCTTGAAACTCTATATTATAAGAATATGTAAATTCTGCTTCATTTATACTTAGGTGGTTATCATAAGAATCAAGTTCTTTAATCTTGTCTACACCAAATGTTTTCTTTACTGTAGAGTCCGACATCCACTTAAATCTATGTATATATCTTGCATCACTATAGTCATCTAATCTACTCATAGGGTCTATAACTAATTCAAGACTAGGTACGTGATTAATACTTATGTTATACATAGGACGACCAAATTCATCTTTCTGACCAGTCTCTTCTACATTAGTATAAGAACAACATATACCAGTTAGTATCATATCTAACTTAATCTTGTCACCTTCAGATATAAAGTTATTTTTCCTAAATACATAATCTACTGTATCTTGTAGTACAGTAGCAGTTATCATACTTGATTCTTTAGAAGGGCTAACTTTAATATTATTAACTATAGTAGAATAGTAACCTAATAACATTCTTGCGAACATTTTAATAATGTTGAAAGTTTCAGCTGGCTGGCCTCTTAGCTCTAATTTAGCTAATTGGTCTGTGGTAAAGTGTCTATTATGATAGTAGTCTAATACCGTTAGTGCTTCTTGTCTTGAAGGCTCGAAAGCCTCATAACCTATTTTAAAGGTATCTTGTAGTGTTTCTATATCTACTTTCATTATTTAGCTCCTTTAGGTATTCTTACTAATTGTCCTTGAGGGTTTCTAACATATATATACGTATCATCCTCTTTCTCTATATTTACATCCTGACCACTAATCTTAATAGTATTAGATTTAACTTCAGGTTCATTAACTTCTTCCTTAGGTTTATCTGAACCGTAAGTAGATAGCTTAACTGCCGTATCAGGTATATACTGAATATTATTATCTCTTATTATTTTATTAGCTTCATCAGTTTCTGAAGAAAACTTAGCCATTGAATTTTTAACAAATTCTTCATCAGCTAAATCACCAGCAGCAAATATACGAGTTAATCTTTCAGCTTCAGCAACACCAACTGCAGTACCTGATATATCTTTCATAAATCCTGCAAGTAATAAACCACCTGCAGTATCAAAGTCAGCATTCTTAAACGATTGAGGTACATCATTACCAAAGATCTTATCCAAATAAGTTTTAGTGTTAGCTATAGCATCTTTATCTACTTTAACTTCTCCCTCATCAGCCTCTTTAAGTATTCTATTTATACTAACTACCATTTTATGATTAGCTGTCATATCACTAATAGCTTTCTTAACAATTACCTTTCTAGTTTGATCTAAATCATTAAGTATTTCTGTCTCTAACCTAATAGCATCTTCTTTATTATAATCTTCTGAATTAACTAATTTTATAGCATCAATTTGATTATTAGTCAAGTCTTTATCTTTATCTTTATTTCTATTAGATTCAATACCTGCCACTCTTTTATTCATTACTTTCTTAACAAATTCATCTCTTTCTTCTTTAGTAGCATCAGGATAATTAGCATCAAAAGTATTTATATCTTTCTGAGCTGAACCCGGATCAAAATTAGAACTATTTTTCTGTTTAAGATAATCAGATAATGTGGCATCAGGGTTCTCTGCTAGGAAGTTTTCCATATCTTCTAGCTTTAAAGCATTAGTATCATTATCTATCTCTTTATCTTCAATGTTTAGTTCTTCCTGTTTTATTTGAAGTTCATTCAATCTAGAATCTACTTGCTCTTTCTCATACTTACTCATTTGATTAACATAACCAGATGAGCCCATAATCTCAAACATATTCATTATACCATAACTACCATCTTCTTTTTGTACAATAGCTGGATATTCCATAAATCCTTTAGCTTTATCATATCCCATATTAGTTAGTGTTTGTTCACTAAGTTCCTCAGGGTCTACAAATCTAGAACCTCCTTTTCTACTAAGCATCTCTTTTAACTTAGGTGATTTAGCTATTGCATTATTTAAATCAGTAGGGTCTTGGGTATTAACAAAACCTTTAAATGCGTTAAATGTAGTTTCTTTTAGTTTATCTACTTCTAATTGCTTAACTGTAGACTCTAATTGTTGAATCTGTAAAGCTTTATAATCTACAGATTGACTAGCTCCTTCTACTCTAAGCTTATGTAATTCAGCAGCTTGCTGTATTGCAGTTCTTTTATTCGTAATATTCTCAGCTTGTATCATACCTTGCTGAACTGTTTTAAGCCCTTCAGCTATACCTTGACCTAATCCATAACCATTCATTCATTATCCTTATTTATAATCTAAACCGTAAATACCGCCAGTACCACCAGCTGTATCAGGGTTAGTCCAAGTAACACCATTATTAGTATTATTATTTAGTGCTTGACTAGTCATATATGTACTAATTCCTTGACCAATAGAAGTACCTACTCCCGCCATAGAACTTGCAGCTTGCTGACTATATTGTGCACTCTGTGCCATATTAGAAGCTGATTGTTGCCCATATATATTACTTAGGTTACCATAAGAGTTTGCAATACCAGACTGTAATGCCCCTTGTTGACCTAAACCTAAACCTAAGAAACTAGATTGTTGAGATACTACAGAATCTTCTGCATTAGCTTTAATCTCTGCGCCACCTAACATTCTCTGAACCTCTAAATTAGACATAGCTGCAGCAGCTACACCACTATCACTAATACCTCTTTGAGCTAAACTCTGCTCTAATGATTTCTTACTAACTGAATAAGATTCCTGCAATCCTTGTAGTCCTCTAGTAGCATAACTATCAGGTGATAGATTCTGATAATAACTACTTAGGTTATCTTGTATAGGTCCGAAGATATTCTCCCAGTCATCATATTGTTGCTTCTGAAAATCTAACTCTTGCTGGGCCATTTCTAGCTGATCAGCTGCTTGTCTATCTGCTGAATCTTGTGCATCTGCGGCAGCGTCTCCTGCTTTCTTACTTGAATACGCACTAGCTGCTGCTCCTACAGCTGATGCTCCTAATGTTGCTCCACCACTCATATCATACTCCTGTTATATTTGTTATATTGATTGATTTACTATCTCTTGATAATAACCTATTATATTCTATTGTCATTTCTTGTTCAGCTTCTTCTACTGTAGTAGCTTCTGTTTTAAAAATTAAAGTAGCATAACTATCTTCTATAGCATATGCTACTTGTTTTCTATTACCTAATGCTGGTATAACATTATACCCATCTATATGTATTACCTCTTCCCCTATATATAATGCAACCTTACCACTAATGATAACAGTTGTTGGTATCTGTATAATAACACCAACAGCTACACTACCTTTAGGCATAAACATAGTTCTACTATATATTCCTGAGTGTAGAGTATGCTGGGTAACACAAGGTAAAGGAGGTAATTCTTTAGCTCTTTCTTCTGCAGCTATAGCTATTGCTATATCTTTATCACTCATTGTAGGTACACAAGAACCTATTTTTGATAATTTGTTCATCTTATATCCTTAGCATATAAGATATTAGATACTTTATATCCAATCTTAGTTACAAACTTACCCATTACAGCATCCTCTGGTGATGATATAATAACTATTGATGAACCTCTATCTTTTGCAGCTTGTTCAACTAATGATATTAGTTTCTTTGCAGTACCATACTTCCTATATTCTTTTAATACAAATACACTCATTATATTTGTAGCTAGTCCACCATAATGGGGGGAAGGAGTAGTAGATGCTATTATAAAACCACCTAAAGTATCATTATCATATATACCATAGCAATCTAATACACCCATATTATCTAACTGTATATAAAGTTCTCTATTAACTATAGGTTCACCTGTTAAGCCAGTCTTACCTTCATTAAAGTATTCTTTAAATAGATAATCAGAGTTATCTGCATATACTATACAAGATACAGGTATTTTAGTTATCATAATAAATCCTATTTTTATTTATTATACCAAAATTAATATTAAATTAATATTAAACACCAAAATATCTAACCGAGGTTAGATATCATAAGTGCAGCATTATTCATCTCTGCAGTGAAACCGTATGTACTAACTCCATATAACCTGAATTTTATATTACCACTACCTGATACTGATGATACAGCCCGGGAGAAAACTCTATCTTTCTCTGATTCTCCAGTAGAACCATTATTATAAAAACTTTGTAGTGTATACCAAGTAGAACCATTATTTACACTATATTGTAAGTATAATGTAGCATAACCTGGATTAGAATCAGCACCGTCAAATGCAGTAAGGTATACAGTACCCGATAATATAAAAGATGAGTGTGTTCGTATTTGAGGCCCAGTAAATACAGGACTATATGGACCTGTACTTATTTCCTCTATACCATCTAACGCTTCAAGTGATACTGAATCAAATGATACTGCTGGTATATACTGACCTGCATTATTTTTTATAGTTAAATCTGAGTTACCTAATTTACTTAGAGTAAGTTCACCACTAAACTCACCATCGACACCTAATAAAGTACTACCATATATTGTACCCCCTCGGATGTATGAGCCATAAATATTAGGGTCGGCATATGTACCAGAGGCATCACTACTTAATCTAAATCCTCTAGTAGGAGAACCTATACTACCATAACTATTGCCATTGAAATTATTAGATACTAATCCTCCACCTTTCCATACAGTCTCGCTATTATAACCTGCCATAAAAGTATTAGCACTAATACTATTAGTTCTTATACTACCTCCGTCAATAATGGTATTACCTGTACCATCAGTATAACCTGTATCTACATTGTTAAATGATACTACTCCATTAAAGAAGATATCATATCTGTTATTATCAGAGTTCCAATCAATACCAAATGCTGGTATTGCGTTGTTACTAGCATCATATAATGTAAGAAAATCTTGGTCTTTATTACTAAGATAATTACGCTCAGCATTAGTTGTAGCTGCTCTACCTATATAGAATCTATCAGACTGTATACCAAATACACTATCTTCATTACCATAAGATGTAGTATCTTTATCTAATGCGCCTATAGTAAAACCAGTCATTATATTGCCTGCACCTACAGTTAAACCATACCAAGATGCTGCTTCATTATTTTGATAGTTAGTACCGAATTGCTCTATTACATAAGATAATTCAGTAGATTGCTTCTCTATAGTTTCTAAATTATCTCTTACAGCTTCTTTTATTTCAGCCTCTAGTTTCTGAGTTTCATCAACAAAATCTATAAATGCAGGGTCTACTGATACATCAGGAGCTAATACCTCAGCTACTTTAGAAGTTACAGTAGATACTTCATCTACTGCCTTTGACATATTAATCAAAGTTGCTGATAAAGAATCTAAATAGTTCTTTAATACCTGGGGGTCATCAACATTAACTGGAGCTTGTAAATTATTAACCATCATAAGGAACCCTTTCTATTTCTATTACTACTTCTAATTGTACTACTGAATTAGTACCACTAAACTGTAACTCTGTATAATATCCTCTAGTATCATCTTGAGGAACCATTAACTCATTATA